ATGTAGGAAGAAAAGAAGTGGACGGATTTAAAGCATACAAATATTACATTGCAATTAAGTTGCATTTCTCCAAGGATAACTTTGATGTTTTTAAAAATCGTGGGGCTGTTAAAGGTACTCGTGAAGCATTTAATGCTAGGAATGATAGATATATTTTCGAAAAGCTGGCTCGTAAATACCCAGTTGACAAAGACATTATCCAATACTTCGTCGCAAACTTTGCCTACGGTAGTGACTCTGTTGTCTATTCGCAAGATGATGCAGAATCAAACCTTATCGAATGGACACGCAGAAAAGAATCAATCACAAAGATATTCTCTGATGATTGCAGCACTATCCTTATGGATGCTTACAAGAAAAAGCTCAAAGAAAGTTCTGTGAAAAACTTTACTTTTAATCAATATCCAAGTATACTTACACTGTACCTCGGAAAACAGATATCGTTAGAAACATTGAGAATCATAGATGACTTTGAACCTGTTATTGAAACGTGGAAGAGTAATTCTTCTATGATATTGTTATGGGAAAATGAGATCCGCAGAGTTGATAAATCTCGCGGTTTTGTAAAGTATGATTCGCAAAAAGTGCAATCAATCTATCAATCTTTTAAAGAGGAACTCGCAGAGTTGTAATATATGGGCAAGACCTATAAAAAGAATCCGTCAGATGACTATTCTGGTGGTAATTCAGGAAAACCAAAGAAGCATGTCAGTGGTAAAAAAACTGGTGGTATGCGAACGATAAATAGTTATGTTGAAGAAGATTATGATTTTGATGACGATAGCTTCAATGATGAGATCGAGATTCATGATGATATACAAATTCAACATACTAAAAATACACGTTAATACATTTAATACAAGGAAATACTAAAATGGATATTCAATCACTACGCAAAATGCGCAACTCTGACTTCGGTGCTATCACTAGCGCATTCGAAAAAGTTGCCAATCCCCAACAAGACTCTAAGTCTTATCAAGACAATCGTTTTTGGCGTCTCGAAGGCGACAAGGCAGGCAATGGTACTGCAACGATTCGTTTCCTCCCTCGAGTAGAAGGTGATGAACTCCCATGGGTTCGTATCTTCAGCCACGGATTCCAAGGTCCGACTGGCAAGTGGTATCTGGAAAACTCCCTGACCACTCTTGGTGAGAATGATCCAGTTAGCGATCTAAACACCAAACTGTGGAACTCTGGTTCTGAAGCAAACAAAGAAATTGTACGTAAGCAAAAGCGCAAGCTGGGATTTACTGCAAACATCTTGGTTGTATCTGATCCAAAGCATCCAGAGAATGAAGGTAAGGTATTCTTGTTCCGTTTCGGCAAGAAAGTCTTTGACAAGATCATGGACAAAGCACGTCCTACTTTCGAGGATGAAAAGCCTTTGAACGTATTTGATCTGTGGGAAGGTGCTAACTTCAAACTGCGTATGCGTAAGAAGGATGGCTACTCAAACTATGATGAGTCTGCATTCATGGAGCCATCTGCAGTATCTGATAATGAAGACACTCTGTTGAGCATCGTTAACTCTCAACACAAGTTGTCTGAGTTTCTTGATCGTAAAAACTTCAAGCCTTACGATGAACTTAAGAAGAAGTTGGATCAGGTATTGTCTGGAGATTCTTTCTCTGGAAAGTCCGCTGCAGAAATGGCAGAAGAAGAAGATCGTCCATCTGCGCCAGCGTTTGTACCAAAGGCATCAAAGCCTGCACCGCAAGCTAAGTCTGCTGATGCAGACGATGATGAAGACGTTATGTCTTACTTCAAGAAAATTGCCGCTGAGCAATAAAGAAAAGGGAGCTTCGGCTCCCTTTTTTAATAAGCGTATCTAGAGTTTACGTAGTTTGTTAAACTAGGATCCGTATTTCTAGTTGGCATTTTGGTCACTTGCGTAGTGTTGTTGTTAACGTTAGTGGTTGGAGCTACAACAGTATTAACAGATCCACCAGCAGGTTTCTGTGCAGCGCCAGCATTGTCAGCAGACTTATTGTATACTGCACCGCCAGCTTTTGATGGTTCAACTGCAGCTAGTTCTGTAGCTTTGGCGAGACCAAAGTCTACCTTACGCTTGTCTAAGAAGCCAAGTTTCTGATATGCGTCATCTTCTTTAACGATCTCAGCAACTTTATCAGCAGACCCACCTTCTTTTGCATTAGCTTTAATTTTGTTAAATGCACGCTTTGAAATTTCTCTTTCACCATCTGCTCCAGCAGCATCTCCAGTGAGAAATGATTTTCCAGTCTTAGGATCAAATTGAGCAAAGTTATCTGTGAAGGTTGATTTACCGTTTACAGTTTTTTCACCCACAGATAAAACGTTGGTTTTATCTTCGCCGTATCTAATACTACCATCTTTATTTTTGTAAGCAGTTTTACCACTTGTTACGATGTTTTGATTGAATGAATCTTTTTCACCACCAGCAGAAGATGATGATGACATCTCTTTATTCGATGCTACACGGTTTGTTCCTTGTTCTGGTCTGAATGGATAGAACGGACCAATAGAAACTTTCTTATTGATAACTGGGATAGTGAAACCGATCTCAGGAATACCAAAGTCTTCTAAGAATCCAAATACCTGCTCTTTAATCTTCTTAAAGAAATCTGCTACTGGAGCAAAGAACTCTTTAACTGGATTGATGATATACTCAGTGAACAGGTTACCGATATACTCAAAAGCACCAAGGATAGGTTCTTTGATGTACTTGTCGAATGACTCACCCAAGAATCCAATGAAATTCTTTATTGGTTCGATAACATACTCATCTACGAATCCACTTACGGCACCTACTATGTTCTTGATGGTATCTGCATCAAACAAGCCAAATGATAAGAATTCAAGGACACCGCCTAATCCAGCAATGATAACATCAGAGAATGAGCCACCTTCTATAAATGCATTCCATCCATCCATGATGCCGTTGATGATACCACCAATTAGCATGGCAGGAGCTAAGAACTTAGTTAAGAACTTTAATAACACAGCTGGATTGAATAGTGCTTTAAATGCAGTCATTAGAGACTTACCCAGCATGCCCATTATTCCACCTAGGAATCCTCCACCTGAACCTTCTTCCGCTCTTTTTTTCGTGGCAGCCAGGCTTTTGTCACGAGTATTTTCTTCAATACTACGCAGCAGTTCTGTTTGTTCGTTCATCAAACGAGAATTTTCAAGTTCGTTTTCAGATAAATCTGCTTCAGCGGCTAGCTTTTTAGTATTGGACTTGACTAGTGGACCTTCTTTTTCAGTTTCTTTACTAGGGCGAACTCGTGTATCTGATTTGATTAGTTGTTCAGCTAGTACACCACGTTCTTTGAATGCATCAGATCTTTTTATTTGAGTATCTTTGAATCCTAGCTCTTCATAACCTTTTATTACAGACTCATTCTTTCTCATCTTTCGTTGAGTATCCTGCTGCTCATCGAACTGACGTGCAAAAGTCTTTTCATCGCCAAAGGTAGTTCCCTTTGTTTCCATTCTCGCCTTGATATACTTTTGTTTTTCTTCACGACGATCTAGAGCATCAGAGAAAATCCCACCAGTACCACGTTTAACGATTCCTGTTTTATCTAAGAATCCACGAACAGAGAAAAAGTCTTTTAGCTGATCCTTGACACCTTCTACACGTTCACCAACACCACGGTATGTTCTTCTTCCCATTGCTTCACCAGTTATTGATTTAGCTTGATCTGCAGTCAATGCAGATTTTGGTGTTTTTGCCTTACCCGTTTCTGGTAGTGCTTTTGCTGTATTCTTTTTAATCCAGTCAGCCAGTTTGATAACGTTACTGTTTAGTTTACCTTTGTCCCCAAGAGTATCTTTTAAAGTTTTATCAATCTTTTTAAGATTGACATTCATCTCTTCATTCTGCTTGATCTCACTAGCAATAGAAGAATTGTTGCGGCTAGCATTTAATTTATATACATTATCTTGGTTGTTCAGCACCTCAAGTTTTTTTAAATGCTCTGCTTGCTTGACTGTTATGTTCTTCATTAGGTTTTACTCTCTAATCTTTGTTTTTCTTCTTCTAGGAATTGGATCAGCATAGCAATGTAAATTTCGCGCTCGAATGGCATCATGTCTTCGATATCAGCTAAAGAGTACTTGTGATATTGCATAAGTGCGAAATTTAGCTTGTAAAAATTATGAAGACTCTCGTGTCCGAGCGATATCAAAAAAAACTTTCAAGCCCTTCCATTGAAACTTCATGATGCTTGCCACAAACTGGGCAATTATATTCTACCATATGTGATAATTTCGGTAGCGTCTCAAAGAATGCTTGAACCCTTTTAAACTGTTCCGAAGATAGATTTTCAATAAAGTCTATCAACTCTTGTTTTGTTTGCTCTTTTGCATGGTACACTTCACTTGAATCGTAGATATAGTCAATGCATTCTAGCACAATGCTAAAGACAGATTCGACTTCTTGCTCTACGATGGCATCAATTGATTCTAGTTTCTTTAGAATGTCAATTGACGGATACTTCATAACGATTCCAACATCATCAAACAATGGAATTTTATTTGTGTGATTTTCGTTTATCGTTACAGCTAACTTGGTTAAGTCCACGTTAACCTTTACTTTAGCCAACTTATCTTTTTCGCCGTGGTCTTCATCGCACGACATAATAAGTTCTACGATTTCACCAACTGATCTTGCACGCAGCTGGGTAAAAATGTATTCAAGATCAAAGATAGCTAGTTTGTCTACTTCAATAGGATCCTTGACGCATGACTTGATTACAGACTTTAGCGTGTCTACCATTACCTTTGAATCTTCACTTTGTTGGGCAATCAGTAGTGCTTTTTCTTCCCTAACTACAAATGGTCTAAATCTAACATTTTGATTCGTGGAAGGAATTGTAAGGTTGTAAATGGGTGTGTTGTTTAATGGTAATGCCATAATGTTATTCTCCTTTAGCCATATTCTTGATCATTTTACTCAATTCAGATGTGCTACCTACAAAGATAGCGTTATTGTTTGTCACATTTTTTGCTGCTTCTGCCTTTGACGGAGCATCTAGCTTTTGTTTCTGCTGATGTATATCCAACAACTGCTGGTTGACATCAGCTAGTTGCTTCATCAAATTACCAACAACTTCAAATGCTCTTGGGTGCTCGCTTTGTTTAGCAACATCAAGAGCATAATTAAGAGCTTCTTGCCCCTTTATCAAAAGTTCATGTAGATTAGTTCTGGACTTATCATAATCAGATTCAATCTTGTCATTAACTTGCAATGATGTAGTTGCATCAATAACTAATGGAACCGTAGTTGTAGGTTCCAAATCAAACACCTCAGATAATCTATCATCAATTTTCATGTCAATCGTTTCTTGTGTTTCTAACTTGTGGATCTCCAGGATCTAAGTCAAAGGTTGTAGTTGTGGTTTGTCTCATCATTGGCATTGGTCTTGGTGCCACTGCAGGAGTATTTAGCCCCATTGGTTGTGGACTTTGCATCGGGCTTCCCATTGGAGAACTAGGCATAGCACCTCCACCAACAGCTGCGCCAGCCATCTTTTCTTGTCCGCGAGACCATGCGGCAATACCTAGAACTGCACCCATTGCCAAGTGGAATAATCCAGCACCTTGTAGTGTTAGTGGATTCCATTGGCTATTTACTTGACCAGAACTTAATGCTTGTAGTAAACTCCATAAAACTGGGAATACTGCCATGTCTAAGATACAGATTACCATGTATGTCCAACCCATAGCTGGACGCCACTTTTTAACCATCCAATCTTCTTGGGCGATTTTTAGTTCTTCTTGTTTGTTATTTTCCATTTTGTTTACCTTACCCGAAAAAGTCTTTTAATGAGCCCAAATTAGTATTTACAAAATTACCAAGACCTTGCAAATCTACTAATTGTTGGGAAATAAAGTCACCTGGATTCATAAATGTGTCCATATTAAATGGTATCTCCAACTCTGTTGTTAGTTGTGTGAATGGATCTGCTACACCTTGTAACGGACCTTCTTTTGTTAAATTTGCAGATGATACCAATTGAGACTGCCAATACTTGTAGTTCATAGAAACTTGAAGTTGCATAACTTCTTTTTGATCATACCCAATAGTTATTGGTGAGATTGTTTTTGGATATGCTTCAAATAACTTAACAATATACGTGGTGGTTTCACTAACGTCTTGAATACGTATTTCAATATCTGTAGTGTACTGATCATAATATTCAAATGTTCTGGTAGTTGGATTTTGAATACCATCAACCCATGTATCAAAGAATTTCTTTATGTACATATCTCTGTCTACATAAAAAGAAAGGGATACGTTATCATATAGCTTATCGTATGGCATTTCTCTAGTTTCACCAAATGTTCTAGATTGAAATGTAGAAATGTTAATTCCAGGTAGCTGCGCTGAGTTACAATATAGCAGCAGTTTGCGCACCTGGTTGCTAGAGTTTAATGTAGTTCCAAAGAATATATTAGGTGGTGTGAAATTTATGGAGTAATGGCTTGTCTTTGCCAGAGCTCCAGTTTTAACTTCTGATATAAATGATGATAGTGTTGTCATATTTTCCTACGTGAGTCTAACCATACTTGATCTTTTCCTGCCTTGACAAATCTCTCAACAGGCATCATCATAGCAGTTCCCCAATCATTTGCTTCGACTCGAACAAACGGAGATTGAACATGAGAATACAGATATTGCTTCACGCACGGTTTTGCTAAACCAAACTTTGCTATACCATCAATTAGCTGCCAAGAATAACGAAGTTTTGTTGTTTGATCCATCTTATCGTTGTTTCTAAACACCAATAAATTGTCCATTAGCTTTACTCTAAGCTGATATGGAAGGTAATGCATATTCAATCCAATAAACCCATCTTTGTTGGCTTTCCATGGGAATACCATTGGAAACCTATCATAGTATGGTAACGTGTCTTTTGTTTTAGGATCGTAGTAATATAAATATAAGTTACCTGGCAGCACCTTTGTACCAAGGGAGCTTAAATTGTTTTGTAGAATTTTATTTGGAGTTATGCGTTTTCCAGCCATAAGTGCAACTTGCTGGTTGAACCATGCAGAAGACTTACGGCGCATATTGTCCATGTCGTAATGGTGTTTTACGAACAGATCTTGTAGTGGTTTATTAGTGCTTGCCATTGTTTATTTATTTGATACCTAAGTGGTGTTCTGTTAGGATTGTAAACCCATATCCTCGGTCTTTAGCCCAGTTTTTAGCAGCTTCCCATTTAGCTTGGTTCTTTATATACGTAGCACTTTCCATTAGATATCTTTTGGTCTTTTTACCTGGAACTGGAGGGCGAGTCTGAGCATCTGGCTTGATCTCTATCAAATAGGTTTTTAACACACCGTTTTTGTCTTTTATTTGAATTTGAAAGTCTACGAAATAACGATGTATTTTGTTATCTAAAGGACATCTGTATGGAACGATGGTTTCCTCAGATTTCCACTTTATTACACTAGGATTATGGTCGCACCATGAGGCGAACTTAGTCTCCCAAGACGAACGCATAATTATGTTCGTTGGGTCGCCGCTATACTTTTGTGCATTTACAGGGATGTATCTTCTCTTGTGGAACATAAATAATAGTGATTGCAATTTACCAATAACTATTTAGGGTTAAAATGGATTTATTCTCCAATGCATTTGAATCATTATCGCTAGACCAATTCGGCTCACTAGGTGATCTTTCATCCACTTCAATGATTGGTGGAACTGCTGCAGGTTCTAATCCCAATCAACAAGAAGGCAGATTTTCAAGTCCTGTAGATAAAAAGTACAGTATTGATCAACTAACGTATCCTGAAGACTTGTTTTCATCTCGACAAATTTATGGTGGCAACTACGTTGTATTCTATGTAAACGTTCCTGAAGACTCGAAACTACTTAAAGATGAAAAACAAGAAACTGTAGATATTGGCGACTCTGAGCGTTTTCGAGCTAGAATAAATCAAGAAGGCTATGGTACTGCTGCTGCGCTGGGTGGGGGTTTTGCTGTCGGTGCATTGGGTGGTACTATTTTAAGTAATTTGGGTGGTAGTGGCAGCTCTTCTTCCACTTTGAAAGATGCTTTAATTGCTGGTGGTATAGGTTCCGCTGCAGCTGGAGTTGTTTCTGGTCAAGTCGGTGGTAAGATGAGTCGCCAGCAAAAACGTTTAAAGACTGCTATCGCCTTGCACGTACCAAACCAGTTAACGGCTAACTACAGTATGCAATGGGACGCTGAAGATACTGGATTATTTCAGGTTGGTGCTAAATTGGGTGAAGCTGGAGCCAAAGCTGTGGCAGAAATGTCTGTCAAACAACCCGCTAAAGATGCTGGTGGTGTAGTTGGAAGTGCACTAACAGGTGCTGCGCTTTCTTTACCTGGAGTTGGTGGCGCACTTTCTGCCATGTCTGGATTGGCATACAACCCAAAGAAAGAACAACTGTTTAAGGGTGTTGATTTTAGAACATTTACATTCGATTACCAATTTGCTCCACGTTCGTCAACCGAAGCTGCAAATATTATGCGAATTGTTGAGATGTTTAAGTTACACATGCATCCAGAATTTAAAGACCAGGATAGCTTTATTTACATCTACCCGTCTGAGTTTGATATTCACTACTACCATTTGATGAATGAAAATAAAGCTATATTCAAGCATACGTCTTGCGTATTGACTAACCTTTCTGTTAACTATACCCCAAATGCTAATTTTGCTACATTTGCAGACGGTTCTCCTACTCAGATAAACATTCAAATGACCTTCAAGGAACTAGCTATCTTGACTAAGAGTGAAATCGCTAAGGGATATTAATATATGTACTTCGAAGAATTTAATAAGATACCATACGATTTTCCAGCTAAAGTAGATGGAAGTAATGAGTTTATCTTTGTTAAAGACATAACAAAGAATGTTCGTTTTAGAAAAGACTTTTTACAGTCGCTATTGTTGTATGAAGACTATCGTATAATTGATGGAGAAACTCCAGAAATTATATCAGAAAAGCTATATGGAACTCCATACTACCATTGGGTTCTAATGCTTGCTAACTCTAAGTTTGATTATATACAAGACTTTCCACTTTCTGTTAACAAGTTAGATATAATGATAGAATCTAAGTATGGTGATAGAAAGCATGACATAAGTTACTTCACTAACACCCAAAGAAATAGAATACAAGGTAATCAGTTTATACTTGCTGAAAATGTTTATTTGGAAGAAGAAGGGCAGTACTTGATCAATAAGATTAAAATTGGTACTGTCATTAAAAAACAAACTAAAAATGGAATTTATACTGGCTATGTTAAAGAATTAGACGCAGAAAACTTAAGATTAGATGTTCTTTTGTCTACCAGTGGGTTTAAAACTGGTGAGTTAGTTCAAGCATATAATTATGTTGAAGATGCTGCAGGTGCTACTGTAGAAGAATATCTTGGAGAGTTTCGAGCAGAAGATGTACAATATCCATTGGATGTTTTATCTGTAACTAACTACGAGTATGAGATTTTACAAAATGAAAAGAAACGCATCTTAAAAGTTATACCAAAGATATACTTAGATCAGATAATTAGCGAATATTCAGACATGATGCAAATTTAATATGGCAGAAAATACACAAACATTAAGTTTTGCAGGTGATGTTACAGTTCAAAAATGTTCTGTTATATCATCTGCTGGAGTAGAGTTCTCTGTTAAAGGACAACTGATAGGTCTACAGATTTTCGAAGATTTATATTCTCCATTTATTAGTGGTACTGTAATTTTCAGAGATTCCTTAGACTTTGTTAATGCTTTACCATTCGTCGGACAAGAAACTCTCAGCCTTATTGTATATACTCCATCATTAGAACGCAATGGTGGAAAAATAGAAGGGCAATTTTATATTCATAAAATGAAGGATCGTGAATATGATGGTGACCGAAGTGTTGTATATGAAATGTCTTTTATATCCAAAGAATTCTTAAATGATGTAAACGTTAAAATGAGCCGTGGATATCAGGGAAAGGTTTCTGAGATTGCACGAGAGGTATTGACGGATAAATCTGCAGCATTCGATACTGTTAAGAAATTAAACATTGAAGAGAGTAAAAATAGTATAAAGTATGTTTCTAATTATTGGTCACCTGTACGAAATATGAATTATCTTGCAGATAGAGCATTGAATAAAACAGGATCTCCTTCTTATGTATTTTTTGAGAATCGCGATGGCTTTAACTTTGGTTCATTAGACTTATTGATGTCAAGTGATAATAAACCCGTTCAGAAATTTAATTATTCAAATTCAACTCGTAATATCTCTAATTCTGGTTCAGCCAATAGAGACTTCAATCATGATTATAAAAAGATATCTACATTTTCAGTCACTGATGGCTTTAATACCATGGAACGTTTACGTAATGGTATGATTGCTTCTAGATTGCATTCGTATGATTTAACGAGTAAACAAATAGACATCAGAAACTTTGATATATTCAACAACTTCAAAGAAAAGAAACACTTGAACGCATTTCCAACTGTTTCTACTAACCTGCCTGCATACTATACATCAAAGATGTTGCTTGTTCCAAAAAGCACTATGCAATTTACAGGGTTTGATGACGTATCCAATATAAAGTTTTTACAAAGAAGAATATCTGAATTAAATCAAGCGAATGACTTCAAGCTAACTATAACAGTTCCTGGTCGACTGGATTATACTGTTGGTCAAACTGTAGTTATTCAATCTTTTCAAGTAGAGCCTATTAAAGACAGAGATACGTTATCAGAAATATCAGATAAGATTTTCTCTGGGCGTTATCTGGTCTCGGCAATCAATCACTTTATCACACAAAAGTCTCATGAATGCACAATTGAGCTTATAAAGGATTCATATATTAAAGACGTTTTTAAGGGTGGTAACTAATGTTATATACTGGTGTTGTTGAAAATAGAAATGATCCACTGAAACTTGGTCGTTGCCAAGTTAGAGTATTAGGTCTTCACACAGATGATAAAAGTATTCTTCCAACGGAAGATTTACCATGGGCGCACCCGTTACAACCTATCACTTCTGCTGCCATGAATGGTATTGGGCAATCTCCACTAGGAGTTGTTCCTGGTACTTGGGTTGTGGTTATGTTTAGTGATGGAGAAGATCAGCAACAGCCTATCATCTTAGGTTCTCTTGGCGGAATTTACTTAACTAAAAATGCTACAATTGACGGTGGTGGTGGTGATATTGTTGTAGATGAAACACCAAGTAATGCAGTTAAAGATAGTTCTGGTAATGTAGTGACTGATGGTAGCGGTAAACCTATCACAACAACACCTAATCCTGAACCACCAACTCCATCCAACCAACCAAAACAAGAGCCAGTAACTGCCCAAAACGTAAATAGTAATGATTCTATTCCTACAAAGCCACCTGCAAATTCAGTGGCAAAAGGTTCTGAAGGTAAAGCAGAACAAGGTATCAAAGCACTAATCGCAGCATGTGATAAAGTAGGTTTATCTACGAGATATGCCAAAGCTGCATTGCTGGGTATTGCTGGTGGAGAATCTACTTGGATTCCTCAAAAGGAAATGTACAACTATTCTCCAGATAGATTACGTCAGATCTTCAAAAGCGTTACTGATGCTGATGTTGAAAAATATAGCTACGCTCAACGTAAAGGTATGACCAGAGAAGAATTCTTTAAGTTTTTCTATGGACCAACCTTTAGAGGTAAGGGATTCCTTGGTAATTTAACTGATGAAGACGGTGGTAAGTTTTACGGTCGAGGTTTTATTCAGTTGACTGGTCGTGGAAACTATGAGCAATACAAAAAGCTAACTGGTATTGATATTGTTGGTAATCCAGATTTACTTGATACTGATTTAACAGGCAGTGCTATAATTGCAGCTACCTATCTAACCCGTAGAGTAAACTCTTGGCAGAAATTGATGTACGAAGAAGGATTCTATGGCGCTGCTAAGTCTGCTGTTGGATTTAACTCACCAGACATTGCAGCCAAGAAAAAGGCATACTACGAATACTTCATGAATGGATTGAAGTCTGTAGACACGACAAATAAAGAGGCATCAGCTGGGGATGAACCACCATCTCAACAAGCCATCGAAGCGGCACCACCAGAAAAGCGTGCTGCACTTAAAGAAGATAGATCTCAAAATAAGGTTAAAGGATTTACTGATCCTGATGGAAAGTATCCACTTAGAGACTATGCCAATGAAGCAGATACCAATAGACTATCACGTGGTGTTTTAGAAGGCACATGCTTTGAGTTTAAAGACCAAACTTTGATTAAGGACGTGCCATTAGCCAATGGCGGGACTTGGTCACAACCACAATCAGCTTACTCAGCAGTTTATCCATACAATAAAGTTATGGAAACTGAGTCTGGTCATATCATGGAGTTTGATGACAGCCCTGCAGCTGAGCGCATTCATATGTACCATAGAAAGGGTACGTTCTTTGAGATTGATCCAAATGGTTCTCGTGTCACTCACATAGTAGGTGATGATTACCATATATGCGATCGTAACGGAAATATCTACTTTGGTGGTAACGTCAACATAACTGCTGGAACTGGTGCTAAGATATTGGTTCGTGGTGATGCTGAGATACAAGTAGAAGGTAAGACAAATGCAGTATTTCAAAATGACGTAACTATTGGTGCTGCCAACGATGTTAAAATTGCAGTGGCAAATGACTTGCAAATTAAAGTTGGCGGAGAATTTACATTAGATGTTGGAAAGAATGCATCTATTTTAACTGCCGCAGATCTAACATTACAGACTGAAGGTGACACGAACATAGTTACTACTGGTGATAACTTATTTGCTTCTGAAGGAGACACTAATATTGCCGCATCTGGAGACGCTATTGTGTTTGCTGATGGAGATACTGGAATTGGTGCTTCTGGTGACATAACTATCAAAGCTGGTGGAGATGCTGGATTAGGTGGTGGTGGCAGCGTTGATGTTTCAGCTGGCGGTGTTGTTAGTATTGACGGTTCGTTAGTTGATCTAGGTAATGGAGCATCAGTTGGAGATGTCGAGAAAGCAGAATCACCAGAAGCAATTGAAGCATTAGAGTTGACTCCACCTGAAAAGGCAGAACCAGGTGGTAGTGCCATGGAAAACTTGGAACCGCCTGCGCGAGTTGGACAACCTTCTACAAAGTTTGAAACACCAGATGAATGGAACAGTGAAGAAGGTAAAGCGCAATCAGGTGATATCAGTTCAAATCCGCAAGCTGCAAACCCAGCAAATGCTCCATCTTCTAGCGCTAATGAAGAGTTGGCTCAACCAGCGCCAGGCAATAATGTACAGGGTACAGATGTTAATCGAGAAACTTATAAGAATGCTGACCCTAAAGCGTTCACTAGAGATTATAAACTGTCTAAGAACTTTACAATTGGTCACTTGATGAGTGCTCAAACTATCTTGCGTGATGCTGAATTGCCACCAGGTAAAGGTGACTCTTTCTCTGGTTATAAGCTGTTTACTCAAGCGGATCTTGTTGCGAACATGGCTGACTTGGCACAGAACATCTGTGAACCTATCTGGGATATTCTTGGACCACCAGCTGGTGTGCATAGAGTTTCTAGTAAAACTGGTCGTTGGGTTATCACATCAGGTTTGCGTAATGCAGGAAACGTTAAACAATCTGGCGATACTTCGGATCATAACAAAGGTCGTGCGTTGGACTTCCAACTTTGGCCAGGTGGTCGTTACCTAGAAACATTGGATCTGGCAGCTCAGTTAGAAAAGATCTTGCCTTATCATCAAATGATTCTAGAATACAGAGACCCATCCGCATCTAAGGGTGCATGGCAAAACTGGATTCACATTGCTTACAAGCAAGGCGGATTGAAACAGGCATTTACGATGTACAACGATAAGACTGTAAATGCGCAAGGAACACCTACTCCTGGAGCACGTGGATTCTTCTTATTTGGTCCTAAGTAATGACTGAACTTGTATTTAATTCTAGCGTTGATATTTCTGATGGCGATGATATCGAATTACAAGTCCCTGACGTATCTAGTGGTGGACAAGTCAAAGTAACATACTCAGAACATGTTGGATTTCCAAGTGGAATTCCAGGAGATAGATATCTGACATTTTCTGAAGATGGTCTTTCATTGCCAGCTAATCTGATACCATCTGTATATCAGGGAACTACATTTTCTATTAAGATAACATTTAGTGTTTTAGATGAGTTACTATCAACAGAAGAAGTTCCTGTATACATTTCTCCTACCTTAGTCACATGCACCACAAATACACAAGCCTTTGGTATTATTGCTCAAAGCAGTTCAGTTAGTTCTATGGTTTTGTCTGGAACTGCAGTTCGTTTATTTGAAGATGAATTTTATACATACTTAACTAGACCTAATGAAACTGTAACTTTATCTGCGATAAATAATACTGAAGTTGCAGAATTCTACTCAGTTGTTAACTATCAAGAACCTGCTTCAAAAGAAACATCTAGAACTTACAGTTTTAACGTTAATTATACAGATTCTTCTGGTATTCCAAAAACTGCAACTAAAAATATACAACAGTACTTCTACTGGAACTACGCAATTTCAATGGCTAATTTCTCAGTCGAAGTAGATAAAGGGGTTAAATAATGCCAGCAGTAGCAAGATCTAGTGGTAGTGATAAAGTTATGTCTCCAGACGGTACTGGTAAAAAATGTAGATTTCCTGTTAAAACATCAACAGGTGCACCAGGACAAAGTAAAGTTCGTGTGCAAGGCATATTTGTTGTAGTTAATGGAGATACTGTAGCACCACATTTGAAATCAGGATGTAGCCCTGATACATCTACTTTGGGTGGTGGCTCTTCTAAAGTTCATGCTAATGGAAGACCAGTAGCTAGAATTGGCGATAGTTATGGTGATAATATAATAACCTCAGGCAGCACTAAAGTAATGGCAGCATAATGGCTACTAAACAAGCAATATTTTCAGATTTAGATCTAAACTTCACGAGACATCCAATAACAGATGATGTCTCGAGAAAAACCGATGCCGCAGCAGTTAATCAGTCACTTAGAAATTTAATTCTTACTGCTAATTATGAAAGACCGTTTAATAGTAATATTGGTTCTCCAATACGTGCTCTGATGTTCGAGCCATATTCACCTATGCTTAGAGTATTACTTAAGACTGTCGTTGAGCAAACTGTTGAAAACTTTGAACCAAGAATTTCTTTGCAGGATGTTATCATCTCCCCAAATGAAAGTAATAATTCCTTAGAGATAAACATCTATTACTACATACTTAACTCAACGAGTCTACAGTCATTCCAGATGACACTAGAAAGAACACGATAATGGCAGAAACAAATAAAAAGATTAAGGTAGATGAATTAAGCTACGATGGTATAAGAACTAACCTTAAGAGTTTCTTGAGTGCTCAAGAAACATTCAAAGATTATAATTTTGACGGTTCTGGTCTTTCTGTTTTGGTTGATCTGTTAGCATATAACACGCATTACAATGCATTATATACTAACATGGCATTGAATGAGATGTTTTTAGATTCTGCCAGCAAAAGAGAAAGTATTCTATCAATAGCTAAAATGCTAGGATATACTCCACGTTCTGCACGCAGTTCAAAGGCAAATGTTACATTGACAGTTTCTGGTTTAGTACTAGATCCGCAATTAGCAACATTGCCAGCAAGAAGTGTATTTACAGCAAACGCAACTGATGGAAGTAGTTATTACTTTTCAAATAAAGACGAAATGACTGTACCATTGTCAAATGGTGTTTATACATTTGATAGTTTTGACATTATGGAAGGTATATACCAAACTGAACAATACGTATATCAAGTCGGTACGAAATTCATCTTAAATAATTCGCCATGTGATACATCTTCATTAGAAGTTTATGTTCACCCATCAATAGCTTCAGCTGAATCTTCTTTATATTCTCTGGCTGACGATGTTATTGCATTAACACCTGAGAGTAATGTATACTTCATAAAAGAAATTGAGGACGGAAATTACCAAATTGAATTTGGTGATGGTATTGTAGGTAAAGCATTAAGTGTTGGTAATTATGTGCGTATTGTTTATAGAACATCTTCTGGTACTGATGCCAATGGTTCCAAGACATTTAAATTAGATGGTTCACTATTCTCTAATGGTACAGTAACTTTAACTACTAATAGTATTGCTATGGGTGGTGAGGATGCAGAAGAATTACCTAGCATTAAATTTAATGCCCCTCGTCATTTTTCTACTCAGAATAGAGCAGTTACAGAAACTGATTATAAAAATCTTATCTTTAAGAATTTCGGTAACGTTAAATCTATACAAGTCTGGGGTGGAGAAGATAATGTACCACAACAGTATGGTAAAGTTTTTATCTCAATCCAACCAAAGACTAAAGATTATCTAAATGACAATGAAAAAGATTTCATCAAGAATGTTATACTAAAGCCAAAGTCTATAGTAACAACATTTGCTGAGATTGTAGATCCAATATATTTGAACATTATACTTGAATCAACCGTTTATTATAATCCAAAATCTACTTCTAAGTCAGCATCTTCTATAAGTGGTTATGTAGCAGAGGTTCTTAATAATTATAGCGAAACTGAGCTGATGAAGTTTGATAGTGTTTTCAGACACTCAAAGGTTGTTCGTTTGATAGATTCTGCAGATCAGTCTATACAAAATAACGTAACTAACGTTTCATTATCTAGAGAGCTGTATCCTAAATTTAATATAACAGCGCAATATAAAGTAGATATTGGTAATCCTATTTACTATACTGGTGAAAAAGAATCTGCGTTTGTTTCTACTGGGTTTTATATCCAAGGTAGTGACTTAGTTCACTATCTGAAAGACAATGGCGATGGAATAGTTTACATGTATTATATTAGTTCTGGCGAAGAAATTATCGTAAAGTCTAATATAGGTACAGTTGACTATACCAAAGGCATAGTTTCTATAGAAGGGTTAAATATAATAGCACTTGCTTCAGATAATTTTATGTTTTACTTTAAGCCATCTTCTTATGACGTTGTTGCGCTAAGAGATCAAGTTATTCGAATTCAACAAAGTGAGACGAAAATTATAACTGTTATCGATCCTATCTCTTCAGGTAGTGCTCGTGGTGGCTCTGCGTACGTATTTACTCCAAATAGAAAATGATAAAGAATAAATTATCAGATCTTATCTCTACACAACTCCCTGATCATATCAGGGAGAGTTATCCAACATTTGTAGAATTCCTTAAAGCATACTATAAGTTTTTAGAAGATGAACAAAAAGTTTATAGAAACTTAGAGAGTATTAGAGATGTTGATGATGATATACATAAAAGTTTAGATGTTTTTATAGATCGTCTAAAGAAAGAATTCGCAGTCGATTTTCCAGAATTTTCTAAAACTCCTCAGTTTTTAAAAAATACACCACACATTTCTGTTGCTCATGGAAGTGAAGAATCTTATAAATTTCTTTTTAGACAGATGTTCCAAAAAGAAGTTGATATTCGTTATCCAAGAGAACAACTATTAACTATCTCAGATTCTAAGTGGGTTCAAGATTTTTCCATTTTCGTCAAGCTAACTTCTGGTGATATAGCATCATTACAGAATAGTACAGTATTCTTAAACACTAAAGTTAATGGTATTTCAACTAAAAATAGAATCTATGTTAAACGTGTAGAAAGTTCTTTAACATCTGAGTCCATCTATGAATTGTTTATCAATAAAGACGTTTATGGTAAAGTATTATTCGGCGATACCATAAATCAAGATGGTGTAGTTGCAAGCGTAGTAAATACTACAACTTCTATAAAAATTAAAAAAGCAGGGTTTGGTTTTAAAGTTGGTCAAGTTTTTAATATAGAATCAGATGTTGGTACTGGGTTAACTTTCAAAGTGACTGAAGTTACTGCCCTTGGTGGTATAAAAAGCACGCAGATTATAAATTATGGTATAAATTATAAGTCTACATTTTCCTTTGATTTGCCATCTACGTTTTTTGTAAATGACGTAGTAGAAACTACATTGGGCACACCAATAAAAATAAATGCATACTCTTCAGTACAACGTTACATAGATTCTGGTATAGTATCAAAACAAAATTACTACACCAGCGATTACAGTACTGATTATGTTGGTGAAGTTATGACTTCCTTCAATTCGGTCACTGTGGCTGAAGAGATAACAGCAAACTCTGCGCAGTTAGAAGTTGTATTAGGAACTGTGGCAAAGTATCAAGGATACTACGAAAATTCAACAGGTTTAGTATCATCTCCAGATAGCGTTATTCAAGATAACAATTACTATCAAAAATACTCATATGTACTACGTATAGATGAAGCATTATCATCATACAGAGAAACTGTTATTTCTCTGTTGCATCCTATTGGAAGAAAGCTATTTGCTGAGTATGTTGTAGATAATATATTTGAATTGAACTACGAAGTCGTAGAACCAGTATTTAGAATTTTACTGCCGTTATTTGCAGGTGTTCCTACTGTTGTTAATATGTTGAGTGAGTTGAGTATGGTGATAGCCAAGCCCATATCTTCAGTTCAATTGGTTGAAGCAGATTCTTTATACTTATTCCAAAAGCCTACTACTACAGTATTAACATCGTTTGATGATCCTACTTTACTAGATGTAATATCAGGTGCAGTAAAGGGTTCTGTTAAAACTTACCTATTTGATTCTGCTAAAGGATCTAGCGTTACTCCAGAATCTGATGAATATTGGTTATTTGAACAATCACTTTCATCATCTACTCCTCCTACTACAGAGATAGTATTTTTAGTAGCAAAGGATTCTCAATCTGAGCAAGTTGTATCTTCTTCTAGCGTTTACTTATTTGATTCTCCTAAAGAATCTATTTTAAGTACTCCAGGATCTGACGACTATTGGTTGTTTGATTCTGCTAAAGGATCTAGCGTTACTCCAGAATCTGATGAATATTGGTTATTTGAACAATCACTGAGTTCATCCACTCCTCCTACTACACAGTTAGTGTTTTTAGCAGAAAATGTGCTAGAGTCATCGCAGAGTTTATCTTCTTCTAACGTTTACTTATTTGATTCTGCTAAAGAATCTATTTTAAGTACTCCAGAATCTGATGAATACTGGTTATTTGATTCTGCTAAAGAATCTATTTTACCACAGCAATCTTTCTTGTTATCTTATGATATGAGTCAGATTCTTAATACTTCGTTGGCAGATCAATCATTTGTTGCTGCAATTACAACAGAACGACCAGCTGAAAGTTTTATAGATACTCCAACATCTCAGATGTCTGCAGAAACTGGAAAATTTTTAGACTCGAGTATATCTAGTCCAACTAGCGCCATTACAGATATTGTAGTTGGGCTTGGTCCAGATTCTCCTGTTATTATGAGTTCGCCAGCACCAATCTTAGAAACTGGATTAGTTCAAAATTCATCTTTATTGCCACTGTCATCTACTGCGATAAATAATTCTATTCTGCTGACGACCAATACAGATACCTTTGGTAGCGCAACTACATATGTATTAGAACCATCTTATGCTTCTGATATTAGTCTGGCATTTACATTAGAGTTTTTAAGGGGAACACTATTAGAGTCATCAGTTGCAACGACAAGCAGCCCCTCACTAGATTTCGCACCACCAATTTTAATATCACCAGTATTTACAACTGATGATGATACGTTGTTGGTCGATAATAGCATTTCTTCTAGCACAATAAATAGTGATAGCGGGAATGTGTTTTTCAACCAATATAATGATACCTTTAGCTATTTTGCTGATGAAACATACCTTGCAAGAACAAGAACTTTTTAAGGAGTTAATATGACCCAAACTGAAACCCAAAATGCCGTTGAAGATCTACTAGACCCAGTAGGTTATTTGACGATCGAGAAATTTAATGCCGACGGTAAATTAGTCGACGTTCGTAAAGTTAAGAATACTGTTGTTGCCAGCGGCAAGACCTTTATTGCTGGCTCTATGATTAAGACTACTACCAATACACCAACAGCTATGACCCACATGGCTATCGGTACTGGTACTGTTGCAGTTAACGCTGCTACAGACACTGCTCTTGGCACTGCCGCTGGTGCACGTGTTACGTTCTCTGAAGCTGCATCTTCTACTACAAACCAAGTTACTTACAAAGCAACTTTTGGTTCTGCTTATAGCGGTGCTATCACAGAAGCTGGCGTATTCAATGCATTGACTGGTGGTACAATGTTATGCCGTACAGTATTCGGTGTAGTTACAAAAACTACTTCTGATACTATCACTATCACTTGGACAATCACTGTAAGCTAATATTCAAATGGCAACTTCAATTCTAAAGAATGCGATACATTCTTCTTTAGCTAAGACTCTCTTAGATGAGATTCTTAGCAAGAAGAACAAGTATTACTATACGTTCGGTAAAACAGATCCATGGGATCTTGCGGAAACCCCACAATCGGCTATTGAAACTTTAGAATATGAATATACTGCCAGAAGCAATATAGTTACATGTCAAGAGATTTTATCAAATGATGTATGTTTAGTTATTGATCGTATCAACTGGGTCTTAGGCGCAGTATACGATCAATACGACAACTACAGTGAAACTAATGTGGCGTTTTCTGGAGCTACATCACTAGATACAGCAAACTTTTATATCTTAACTGATGAGTTTAACGTATACAAGTGTATCTCAAACAACAGAAATAGTGCGTCTGCTGTAAGACCTACAGGACAGTCCACAGGATTTATTAATATCCCAGAAGATGGTTATGTGTGGAAATTCATGTATAACATTCCACTATATCTTCGAAACAAATTTTTAAACTCATCACAGATGCCAGTTGTAAATGCTTTACAAACTGGGTACTACAGTGATGGTAGATTATCTCAGGTTATCTTTAATCTTAAAGGTACCAAGTATCATGAAAACACAAGTCTTGGTAGTGTAGCAACTAAGACTGTTAGTGGAGTTACAAACTTAAGAAAGTTTTATGGTACAAACTCAGCAATCCTTTCGCTAGTTGCTACAGACAGAATTGAAGTTAACGGTGAAGTTAGATCCGTTGCATCTGTAGCTACTGAAGTTGTGGAAAGTGTTACATATTATGTAATAACAACTGCAAGCAATGAGCCTCTATTAAGAGTAACTTCATTATCTCCAGCAAAAAAATTAAACACTGAGCTGGAAATTATTGGCGATGGATATAAACAAGCAAACCCGTATTTAATTACAGCAGCTAATGTAATTGACGGAGGCTCTGGCTTCGTTACTAACAATGGACTAGCACTTAGCTTTCCTGCACCTTACCAAACTGGTAGTGTTGCAGCAGGTACTGTTACAGTTAACGTCAACGTTCTTGATTTAACAGTATCTAGCGCAGGTTCAGGATATACTCAAGTTCCTACTGTAGAAATAACATCTGGCGGCGGCACTGGTGCTACAGCAACAGCTATATTAGGATTTCCATTAAGCTCAACAATCAGTATCTCTGCTAGTGGTTCTGGGTATACTACACCTCCAACTATTACTTTTAATGGTGGCGATGGAACAGGGGCTGCAGCAACAGCCATAATATCTGGAACTATTGAAGCAATAGAATTCACTCCAGGAAACGGGTATGCAACTGCACCTACAATCACAATAGGGGCGCAATGGGCGCAGACTACTGCTTTAGTAGTAGACCAACAAATTGCATATGGTGGTGGATTATATACTGTAGTTGGCGCAGGAACTACAGGAACAGTTGCTCCAACACATACTACAACTACAGTCACAGCTGGTTCTTTTGTTGTTGGATACAAATACACAATAGCTGCATTAGGTACTACTACAAACTGGCAATCAATTGGTGCTCCATTGGGTGCAGTAGTTGGTACATCTTTCGTTGCAACAGGTGTTGGTTCTGGTAATGGAACTGCTACCACTACGTATGCTTCTAATGGAACTTCTGTATTATCTTATGCTGGAGTAGCAGCTTCTGGTATAGTCACTATTTCCGCAGGTTTAGTACAAAGCATAGCTCTTATTGGTGGTTCTGGATATACATCCACCCCATCAGTTACGTTTAGTGGCGGCTCGCCAGCAACAGAAGCAACAGGAACTGCAAAACTTAATGCATATGTAGCTTCTATAGTAGTCACTGATGCAGGCTCTGGTTATACATCAGCACCGTTAGTTGTAATTACTCCTTATGGGGTAGATATTAGTGCCACTATTATTCCTGCAGAAGCACTTGCTACCTTGTCGCCTATTAACGGTTCTGTTAAAGATATAACCTTGACGAATGCAGGTGTGAATTATACATCAGCACCAACTGTTACCGTCCAGGCACCAACTATTACCTTTAATGGTTCTACTGCAGTAAGCGTTGCCAATGATACAATAACTTATATTAACCACGGATTCCAAACAGGAGCTGCTGTAGTTTATTCCAATGGTGGTGGAACTAGCATAACAGGATTGACTAGCGGAACCACATATTACGCAAACGTGACTTCTACAAGCGTCATTAAGTTATATGACACTCAAGGAAATGCTGTCACGGGAGGAGCAACTGGTTTAATTAACATAACAGCTACAGGTGTAGGTTCAAATCATACACTCACTAACATGACTGCTGGTTTTCAAGCTACTGCAACCAGTGTAGTATCTTCAGGATTTATAAAGAGTGCTATTTTAACAGATCCTGGTTATGGTTATACCGTTGTCCCTACACCATTCTTAACGTTCACTAATGGATGGGTAGCTGGCGGTATCGTTGCGTTAAATCAAGAAGTTACATATCAGAATAGAATTTATAAAGTAACAGCTGTTACAAACCCATACAATTTGGGATCTTCGCCACCTTCGCACACAACTGGTGCTGTAGTCAATGGTGATGCTACACTTACATATTTGTCTACAGTATCTCTGCCATCTTTCCAAACTATTGCAGAGAAAACAAAGGCATATATTGATCCAATTGTAGATGTAACAAATGGTGAGATTCGTGGTGCTATTATTATTGATGGCGGTACTGGATACACATATGCTACATGTGAGGTTAAAAGAAATAAACCACCAACATCTGGAACTGGACTTGATGCTCAATTAACTATTGATACATCTATTGGAACCGTGAACTCAGTTCAAGCACAGGTTGAACTTTCTGCTATCAATGGATCATTAGATAATTACCAAGTTATTGCTGGTGGTGTTGGATATGTACAAGCAAGCACAACAGTTTCTATAGTTGGCGATGGAACAGGAGCTACTGCTACTGCCACTGTAGAGTCTGGCGCAATTACAAAGATAAACATTATAACTCGTGGTAAAGATTATACTAATGCTACGGTGACTATTGCTGGTGTTGGATCTGGTGCTCAAGTTAGAGCAATAATTGGACCAATTGGAGGACATGGAAGAAGTTGTATAGATGAATTAAATGGTCGTACTGTTATAATGTACAATCGTTTATCTCAAATACAGGTAAAGGGAATCGCACTTGATGCTTTGACCAATATCCGTCAGGTTTGTGTATTGAAGTCACCAAACCTTTTCAATAGCGTGTTCAATTATAATAACTTTGCTGGTAGTACTTGCTATAAAATCACTCTTGCATCTACACCTACCACAGCAGCGTTAAATTCCACAGTTACTGTATACACATCGTCATCACCATCTCCATCTTCTGTAGCAGTTAAATTCAGAGTTATAGCAAAGTCTGGCAATTCTTTAATCTTACAGGCAATAGATAACAATGACGAATTGATAAAGTCAGGATACTTTATGAGAACCTCTGCTGGAGTTTTCCATCCATTAACATATGTAGAAAAACCAGATGTCGACAGATTCTCAGGCGACTTAATTTTCATCGACAATAAGTCACCATTTGCACCAACTGTTGATCAACCATTGGTGATTACAACTAGATTCAAGTTATAAATATAATAGCTAAAGTTATTAAGAAGGCTAAGAAATGACAATCAACTTCAATGCAGAACCATACTATGATGATTTTGACGAAAACAAGAAGTTCTTAAAGATATTATTCCGTCCTGGTTACGGTGTACAAGCAAGAGAACTAAATCAACTTCAAAGTATTCTGCAGTCGCAAATCTCTAGAGTTGGCGACCATTTATTCAAAGAAGGTTCTGTTATCATTCCAGGTGAAATTGGTTTTGATACTTCACTGTCTCATGTTAAATTGACACCAACCGTAGGCACTTCTGGTACAGATGGATTTTTACCAGCATTAGTTGGTAACATTTTAGTTGGACAAACTACAGGCGTTCGCGCAAAAGTTTTAACATATACAACTAAAACTTCAACTGACCCATCAATGGTTTATGTTAAGTATATTAACTCTGGAACCAACGGCACAACCAAAGTATTTGCTGCTTCAGAAACTCTTGTATCTGAAGAAACTGGTGTCACAGTAACAGTTCAATCTAGTGCTGCAACTGGTGTTAGCTCTGGTGCTACAATTCAACAAGGTGTATTCTATGTAAAGAAAAACTTTGTTTTGGTTGAAGCCCAAACAATCGTTATTGACAAATACTCAAAGACACCTACTGCAAAGATTTGCCTAGAGATCGTAGAAGATACAGTCACACCAGAAGAAGATGAAACGTTATTGGACAATGCTGCTGGGTCATATAACTACTCTGCACCTGGAGCGCACCGTTATACTATTTCTTTGAATCTTGTAAAGAAGTCTTACGATTTTACAATCGATGAAGGCACTAACTTTATTGAAATCCTTAGAGTTAAAAACGGTAACATAGAGTACTTGGTAAACAAGACTCTATACAACGAATTAGAGCATACGCTAGCACGTAGAACATATGATGAGTCTGGAAATTACATAGTTAAAAATTTCCCAATTAACATCAAAGAGTTCCGCAATAATGACCGTGGAACATATGCAGTAAACAAACCATATCTAGCAAATGATATCGTTGCGCATACAACAACTGGTGGTGTCAAGAGTTTCTATCGTGCGTTAAATACTGGATTTTCAGATTCAAATACAACTCCACAAAGCACTGCTA